ATGGAGTGCAATCTTACAATAGATGAAATTTTAGATACTTCTGATTATGATTACGAAAATGTCCGGAGAGATAATGTAAATAAGATTATTGGAATGCTTTCAGATTTTTTAGAATATTCAAATCTTCTATTTAAAGATCATAAATGTGGAGATAAATATAAAGAATATATGGAAACAAAAAACTGGCTGTACACGCAGATAAATCAATTAACTATAAACAAAGATACCATTATTGCTTTATATAGGAAACTAAAAAAAGACGAACAATTAAAAAAATACGTTATGACTATTTTATTTAATATAGGAAATCATGAAGCTTTTGATTTAATCAAGCAATCAGCAGAAGATATTCCTTTCCTTATTAAAGACGACAATGGTGATATTGATATATATGGTCTAAAATATTCGAAAACATACAAAAAACCTTCAAAATAATTCAAGTTTTGTTTTTGACGATGCAAAAAAAGTAAATAAAATATTACCTTTTTTGCATGTCGAGAACGTGGGTGTATTGGAAGGAAAAAACAATAGTGATTTAAAGGAGATAATAAAAATGAAAAAAAATAAATATAATCAAGATACTTTTACAAATCGTTTCACAGGTGAGGAATTATCTACTTATCCTACTCCTTTTGCGGAGTTAAGTAAAGTATCTAAAAGAACTAAAAATGAAAATAAGTTAAATTCTCAAATCGAAAAATTCACAGGACGTTATATTTGTAAGTTTTGTGGTGAAAAAATGGATTGGGTTTCAGATACAAATGTTATGGTATGTAAAAATCCATTATGCAATGGTCATGAGAAAACATTAAAAAATAAAAATGGTGATGAACTAAAATTAGCTGAACCATCCATGAAAATTTTAACAAAACGTGGTACAGCTATTGCAGAAACACTCTTAGGTTAATTAAGAAAGGATAAAAAGGATATGGAAAAATTATTAGTAACTCAGGCTTTAAATGAATTAAAATTATTAGACTCAAGAATTTTAAACGAAATTGAAAGAAGCAAATTTGTTGCATCTGCTAAGAAAATCGAAAAGAAAGTTACTCCTCATGTAACAAAAGAAGAATTTAATGCTAAAGCGAAAGCTAACTACGCTTCTATTAATGATTTAATTGCTAGAAAGTCTAAAATTAAGTCCGCTGTTATTGCTTCAAATGCTGTAACTGTTGTTGAAGTTAATGGAGTACAAATGACTGTCGCTGAAGCTTTAGAATTGAAAAATTCTATTGAATATAAAGAAGAACTTCTAATAACTTTGAAAGCTCAATTTGCATCATCCACTAAAGATGCCTTAAATAAAAACATTGCACTTGAAGCTAAAATTGACAACATTTTAGAGACAATGGTTGGAAAGGATGCTAAAACTAAGAGCGAAGATTTTAAAGAAGTAGTAGAACCAATGAGAGAAAATGGTGAATATGCTCTGGTAGACCCATTGGGAATTGAAAACGAAATTCAAAAATTAGAAGATGAAATTTCTGGTTTCAAATCCAATGTAGATGCCGTATTACAGATTTCTAACTGCATTACTTACATTGAATTTTAATTGAATAAAATATTGCCAATTATACGAAAACACTAAATTTATATACCCTATTCTTTTTGGGTTAAAAAAGAACACTATGCGATTTGATAGAGATAATGCATATTATACTATGATATTAAGTATGTATCAATGGAATTTTAAACAATGGTGTATACATGATAGGACATCATACACATACGATTGTTTGAAAATGTGACATACATATACAACTATGTAAATGCTCAATGTTTAATTTTCAATTCTGTAATTCTAAATTCTTAATATTTAATTCTTAAACTGTACAATTCTTATTTCTCAATCTTTGATAAAATCCTCAGTTTAGGTTTGGAATTTATATAAATATCCATGTGTAATCCTTGGGGCTGTATAATTGGCAATAAATAAATCAAACTGCAAATATTTACATTTAAACTGTTGCTTACAGCAAATTTATTTAATATGGGAAAATTTACAAATTAAAAAAGATATTTAATTTTATTTATGCAGCAGTGACTTTCTCGGAGTGTAAATCGCTAAGGAAGGCGAGCAGGTCTGTAAAACCTGTGTCATTGCGACTTGAGTGGGTTCAATTCCCTCTACTCCGATTTGATGCATCGTTAGTATAACGGAATATTATGTCTGATTTCCAATCAGAAGATATGAGTTCGACTCTCATACGATGTTTTTTGGCACAGTGTCCGAGTGGTTTATGGTGCTCCCCTGCTAAGGGAGTGATGAGAGAAATCTTGTCCGATTGTTCGAATCAATCCTGTGTCGGTTATATTTAAGCCAAGGCGAAAGGCTTTTGCGGCATCCATCCGCATTAGAAGTGGGAAGAAGCTGGTAGCATGAGCCATAAAATCATGCAATGTTAATACATGGATGGCAGAGTCAGGCTGATTGCGGTGGTCTTGAAAACCACATATCCAGAAATGGGTACTAGGGTTCAAATCCCTATCCATGTGTCGGCTCAGGATTGAGTCCAATACTTGCAAGTGTTCTCAGTGATGATGCTGGGTACAAATAACGGAATAACTGATAAGTAACTCATGATAGGGTATGCTCCTATCACTTATCTCCTACTTCCAGTGAAGATGCTGGATATATTTACAGAACGGAATTACTGGGCTATGTAACGAAATGTTACGTAGCCTGCACATGTGCTTAATAGAAATTAAAGTTAAATATTAGATTAAATGTAAATAATAAGGGAGATTTATATGAAGGAATTAAAAATATGGAATAACTTTACAGATTTGAAAGAAAGTGGAATATTTGAAATAGAAGAATATTTTGGATATGTTTATTTTGTAGAATATGGAAAATATCTAAAAATTGGTTGTACCAAAAACCCCTTAGAAAGACTTAGAACTCTTAGTAGTAATGCAAAGCTATATCATGATGTTGTGCTAGGTAGAATATATATTACTCCTATGCATACCAACTATCCTGAGAATGAAAGAATTTTACATAGACATTTTGCTTTAAGAAGAAAAGATAATAGTGAACTATTTTCCATATCAATCGAGGAAGCTATTGGGTCTATAGCAGAAATTCCCTTATCGTTCTTAGATGAGTCTGCTGAAAAAGAAGAAAGACATAAAAAAATAATAGAAGGAATTATAAAATACATATCACAATCAAAGTGTAAAGAAAATATGTTAGTAAAAACGTCTGATTTTGGTTGCATTCTTGCTATTATATTAGACTTACTTTCTGAGATTGTCGAATTATATGAAGAAATAAATAATTTAACTGACGATGTGTTAAACTGTATTGATACGGAAATACCTGATGAAATTTTTAATCAAATCATGAGTTTAGGAAATAATGTCCATACCTTAAATGAAAAAGAACGTTCAAAACTACATGAATTATTTGGTGTTTAGCCTATGAAAAACAAAATATCAGGAAAACATATTTATCCTAACGATGGAACAGACAGTCGTTTAAAATATTGTAGAAACATTCCAACTCAGCATTTCTTTCAGCAATGTCAAATAAAAAATCCAATAGAAAATCCAAAAAATTATAAAGTAAATTATTCATTATTCCCCTTCTGGGTAAGATGGATTGATAATGTTATAGAATTCTTTGAGAAAATAACTGGAAAAGAATTTTAATATTTTAACAGAGAAAAATTGGGAGCAGTGAAAATATCTCCCTCATTATGTGACAATGGCGGAATTGGCAGACGCACTTGATTTAAACTCAAGTAGACTTAGTTCTGTGAGGGTTCAAGTCCCTCTTGTCACATTTGTCAATATGGGAGTATCGTTTTATGTAGTAAGACTCTAGTCTCCAAAACTAGAAAATAGGGTGCAAATCCTTATGCTCCTGTTGCGGTTTTCTTGGCGTTTCCCTATAAAAACGTCCGTACTTTTATTTGGGTGTATAGCCTAGTGGTTAGGCAACTGCCTGTTAAGCAGTCTTAGATGTGTTCAATTCACATTGCACCCGTAACGGTCTGTAGTGAAATGGCATCACAGCACCCTTTTAAGGTGCAAATTTTGGGTTCAAGTCCCAACAGACCGATTATCGTGCTGTGGATTTTATTCTTCCCAGTATGAGCTATGTAGAGAAAACTACTAAAAATCACTCTCCTAACAAGGAGAAATTTAATATGAAAGGATGAAAAGGACATTAAGCAAATTGACAAAAAATGTGTTCAAGTATTGATTGACTATGGGTATACAAAAGAAAGTTCTTTAAAAGGAATTTCTATTACTTCTCGTGGTAAAAAATCTCGTGGTAAAAGATACTACGCAAAGGATGTAATGGCATTTAATGCTTGGAAAATTTTAGGTTACTCTCCTATTGACGCTGAATATCAAAATTGGTTGAGTAATCAAAAGAAAAAATAAGAAGAAAAGAGAAACGTATGGCAAAGAAAAATACTGTTTCAATCAATGTGATTGGAGGAAATGCTGAAGATGTTACAGGAAGTGCTTCTCTTATTACATTTGATAATCTACTAATTTTATTTGAATTTGGACTTATCCAAAAAGGCAAAAATATTTATGAAAACTACTGTTACAATAGAGAACTTATCGGCAAAGTTAAGGCTAGTAAAATTGATTATATTATTGTTGGTCATACTCATGCAGACCATATAGCTTTAATACCAGCTCTTTATGCAAAAGGATGTACAGCAAAAATAATTGTTCCAAAAGGCAGCTATGATATTATGAAAGAAATGTGGTTAGATTGTGCTTATATCAATCAACGTGATTGTGATATTTTAACTGCTCAAAAAGAAAAGGTATTTTATCCATTTTATGCAAATGAAGATGTGTATGCTGCTTTAAATAATGTTATTGAAGTAGAAATGAATAATAAGTATTCTGTTACAGATAGCTTCCATCTTCGATTTGTTCCAGCAGGTCATATCTTATTCTCTGCACAAACAGAATTATTCTTTACTAAATCAAATCATACAAAAAAAGTATTGTTTACGTCTGATTTAGGAAATCTCAATTTGAAAAATCATAAGTTATTTGTTGAAGAATTTGAACCTGTCATAAATGCGGACATTGTTATTGGAGAAGCTACTTACGCTTCTGCTGAAAGAACTTCCTCAAAAAAAACGCTGAAAAAAGATATGGAGAAAATAAAAACTATTATTTCCCAATATTGTGTTGATTATAAGAAAAGAGTTCTTATACCCTGTTTTGCATTAGACAGGCTTCCATACATGATGTGGATATTGTACAGTTTGTTTGGGACTGATGAAAATTTCAATATTCCTATATGTATTGATAGTCCATTAGGAATAAGGCTACTAAGAGCTTATAAAAAAAATATACCAGAGGAAATGCAACAAGATTTTTCAAATATGTTAAAATGGAAAAATTTTAAATTTATTGAAGAGTCTGAGGACAGCAAAGCTGCTATCGCTGACGATAAGTCAAAAGTCATATTAGCATCTGCCGGTATGCTTACAGCAGGTCGTAGTGTTAAATGGACACAATCTATATTACCCTCTTATATGGATTGTATTATGTTCATTGGTTATTGTGCAACAAATACCTTGGCATATAAAATCAAGAACTTCTCGGATAGAAGTACGGTGTCTATCGCAGGCAAGGAAATTAACAATAAGGCAAGCATAGTTGACTTAAAATCATTTTCAAGTCACATGCAACATTATGATTTATTAAATTACTATTCTAATATTAATGCTCAAAAGATATATCTTATTCATTCTAATCAGAATGATAAAATCCAATTCAAAGAAGAATTACAAAATGAAATTAGTAGAAAAAACAAAACTACAAAAGTTGTTGCTGTCAATCGAAGTACAGTAATAAATATATGATTAAAAGGACAAATATATGGGTGATTATTTAAACAATTTACTTCTGGAAGTATGCAATGATGACGATATGTACACTATTCAGACAAAACAATATTTAGCTCAACGTAAAATTATTCTCAATGACATTGTTGATGAAGATATTGTGAGAAATGTTACGTTAAATATTTTCCAATGGAATAAAGAAGATAAAGATATTCCTATTGAAAAAAGAAAACCGATATGGTTATATCTCAATTCTCCGGGTGGAGATGTTACAGAGGGATTGAATGTTATTGATGTAATTAAAGCAAGTCAAACTCCTGTATATACAGTGTGTTTTGCAACTTGTGCTTCAATGGCGTTTCATATCTTTATTGCAGGACATAAGAGATACTGCTTTAAGAATTCAATACTCCTCATTCATGATGGAGAAGTAAGTATTAGTAATAGTTCTTCCAAAGCTAAAGATACAATGAAATTTATCGAGTCTTTGGATGAAAGAATTAAACAACATATTTTAGAAAATACAAAAATAACTGCTGAGTTCTACGAGTCAATATATGACACAGAATATTATTTATTTGCAAATGATAAAGGAAAAGAACTTGGTTGTGTAGATTATATTATTGGCGAAGATGCGCCATTATCAATTATTTTATAAGAAGAAAAGGAGAAAAATTATTATGGAAACAATTAAAATGACAACAAAAGAAATGGTAAAAGGTGTAGCTGAATTAACAGGTAAAACTCAGAAAGAAGTTAGAGAAGTTTTAGATGGAATTGAAGATGTTGTAATGGCTCAGGTGGGACAGGCAACTGAAGATAATTCTGTTGAAATCAGATTGTTCAATGGTTTATATGTTACTTCTGAATTTGTTGCACCACACACAGCACGTAATCCACGTACAGGTGAAACATTTACAGCAGAAGGAAAAAATCGTGTAAAAGCAAAAATTGGTGCTGCTTTAAAAAATGCTGCAAATCAGTAATTGTTAAGGAAGATATAGTTATGATTAATAATGATTTATGTGCTTCATGTAATAAAGTTACAGTGTGTCGTATCAACGATGTATTATATAAATTTCATGAGGATGCTAAAAAAGACCTTGGTGTAGAAATCACAATGGAAAATTGTGAAAATTTTGAGGATGCTACACGGAACGCTATTGTAGAAGAATATTAAAAGAATTTGGCTGTTACTTCGGTAGCAGCCATTTTTTTTAGAAATGGAGAAAGAGGATTATTATAGAAAAAGAATTAGAAAAATTTGGTCTGTCAAAAGAAAGATATTTAGCAGCATGTAAAGATATAGATGCGAAACTGGAAGGGAAGTTGGATATTGACTGGTGCGAAATAAAAGATAAATACAATATTCAATGTTCTGCTGATACAATTAGAAAAGCATCTACTACTATTTTTGGTGGACATTATAGAAAGAAATTAGAAAAAACTCCTGACAGTAATTTAGATGACAAAATTGCAGAATTACGTGAGGAGCGTATTAAATTGCAAACAGTTAATTTAGAAAATTCAAGATTAGACAGATCTGAATATAGACAGAAATTATATTACGAATATGTAGGAAAAGCTATAACTACTCTTCCACTACCTGATTTTGAGCCATTATTTAATAATTTTTCAGAAGAAAAAGCTACTCATTATTTACTAACCATAGCTGATGTTCATTATGGAGCAACCTTTAAAAGCGTAAATAATGTATATTCTCCTGAAATAGCTCACGCAAGATTTCGTGACCTCTATCTTGAAATGGTGTCTTTTATCAAAAAACATACTGTTAATACATTACACATCGTTTCATTAGGAGATTTAATACAGGGTATTTTACGTATGTCGGACATCAGGTTAAATGACTCTTCTGTTGTAAAGGCTGTCGTTGAAGTAAGTAGGCTTATGGCTCATTTTTTAAATACATTGTCTAAATATGTAAATATTGAATACTACCATGTTCCATTTGCAAATCATACACAAATACGACCACTGGGTAGTAAAGCTAATGAATTACCTCTTGAAGACCTAGAATATGTTATTGGTAATTATATTGCCGACTTAGTTAAGGATAATAAACGCATACATGTTCATTTTGCTCTCGAAGGAGAGAATGGAATTAATATTAACATACCCGGAAATACTATTTACGCCATGCATGGTCATCAAATTAAGAATTTAGAAAATGCAATTAAGAATATTTCTTCTTTAAAAAGAGACTTTATAGATTATTTAATTTTAGGGCACTATCATGGCAGTTCTGAAATTCCTGCCGGAGAAAGTGTTTGTAACGATACAGAAGTACTGGTAAGTCCATCATTTGTGGGGTCAGACCCATATAGCGACAGTTTGTTTAAGGGGTCAAAAGCTTCTGTAAAAATTTATGGATTTGATGAAATATATGGACATACAGAAAGTTATAAAATTATTTTGAATTAAAGGGACATATTGTTCCTTTAATTTTTTTACAAACAAATTTTTGAAAGGGGGAATTTTATGGCGGTCACAAAATCTTCTCCTGTAAGAAAACCTATTGCTGAGGTAAGGAAAGAAAACGAAGAATTACATAAAAAGATAGAAGCTTTAGAAAATGGTGGTTATTGCTATATGTGCGGAAAACATAAGGCAAAAACCAATTTTTATCAAAACACAGATCCGAATATAAAATCAGGTATTACAGGAATTTGCAAAGATTGTGCAAAGAACATTGCATGTAGATATGATGAAAAGACCGGAGAATATTTAGGTTGCACAAAAGAGTCTGTAATGGAAGCATTAACGTACATAGATAAACCTTTTCTTGTCAACTTGTGGGACGCTGCCTATTATGAGTTGCAAGATGAAACTACGCCAGCTCAGAATAAGCGCAAAACAATTTGGGGTAATTACATAAAGAATGTATCTATTGCTCTCTACAACGGATTGCGCTGGAAAGATAGTGACATATTTACAGGAAATTATTATGCAGGTAGTTTAGACAAAGCTTTGAGTTCTGAAGAGGAAGAAGAAATTCAAAGAGATAGAAAAGAAAGACAAAAAGAATTAGCTGTTGAATATAAGAAAAATAGAGAAGACGTAATTAAGCTTTATCATTATGACCCTTTTGAATATGAAGCTGAAGAAGATAAACCTATTATGTATGCACAAGTGTCAAACATGTGTAATACCTCAGACGAGTCAGAAGACGATGTTATTAAACTAAATTCTATTATCAGTATTGTCAAGCTGTCTGTGCAGGTAGAAAAAAATAATCGTGAAATCAGCCGTTTGCAGAATGAAGCTTTAAATGATAGAAACATCAGTGCTATCAAAAGCTTAACATCTGTTAATAAAGATATGAATAACTCTATTATTAATTTAGCTAAAGAGAGTAAGCTATCAAAGGGTAGTTCCGGTACATCTACAAAGGGTACGAATACATGGACTGGAAAAGTAAAAATTCTAAAGGAAATGAAGCTTCGTGAAGAAGAAGTTAATGCATTTGAAGTTGAAACATGCAAAGGAATGCAACAAGTAGCCGAATTAAGTGACGCTGCAATTATTAAACAAATAGGTCTTGATGAAAATGATTACTCTGACATGTTAATAGAACAGAGAAATCTTATTACGAAAATAAGAAAAGATAAAAATTTAGCAGAAGAAAGAATGCGGATATTATATAGAGAGAATGTGGATTTAAAACGTTTGTTGGAAAAAAATGCTATTAAGATAGATAAAAACTTAGAAAGTAATTATCTATTTGCTCCTGAGAAATCAAAGGAGGTTGAAGCTGATGAGTCAGACTCCTGAGAAAAATATTTGGACACCAGAGTATGAAATCTATATTCCTTCCAATGAAACGGTTATAACCCAACGAAAACTTGAGGGTTTGAAAAAATTAGCTGAGATTAAACAATGGGGAATTCGGAATCCAACAAAATTTATGAAAGAATTTATTGGCGTGGAATTACTTGACTCTCAAGAATATGTCTTTATGAACAGTTGGAATAAGCCATTTTGTTTATGGCTAGAGTCAAGAGGCGCAGGAAAAAGTACAATGTTAGCCTTATATTTTATGACCAAAGGATTATTGTTTAATAATTACTGGGCTTACATTTGTTCCGGTAACGCTGACCAAGCACAGGAAACCTTTAGGAAAATTGAAGACATTGCCAAAAAGAATATTGAGTCCATGACAGGTCTAACTGACGTATTTGTAAATGAATTGGTTAAAAATCAAGCAAACACTGATGGCTTTGTAAGAAGTCCTATGGGATTTACTTATAAACTGTACAATGGCTCTTTCGTTAAAACATTAAACAGTAATATAGATGGAAAAAGGGGCAAGAGAGCAAATGCTGTTTGCTTTGATGAAGGTTCTTGGTTGTCAGAAGAAATATTTAATGTTATTGGTGCTTTTACTGCGGTAAATAAAGAATTTAAACTTGGTGGAGATATTGATGTAAATGCCATACCAAGAGAAATACCAAATCAATTACTTTACGCCTCTTCTGCTTCTTCTGTGGATACTGCATTTTATAATAAGTATAGAGATTTTTCTAAGAAAATGTTGCTTGGAGATGACAGATACTTTGTTGCTGACATTAATTGCGATATTGTTATTCATGCAACGCAAAAAGGCATTCCATTAAACAAGTCTCTACTTAGTCAGGAAACTGTAGATAATGAAATGCGAAACAATCCAGAAAAAGCTCTTAGAGAATATTATAATCGTTTTACAAAAGATGGTGGAGTAAATCAGATTATTAAGCGTTCTCTTATCGTGCGAAATTCAGAGAAATATGTTCCTGTAATGTACAATGATACAGGAAAACGGAAATTTGTATTGTGTTATGACCCTGCTCGTAACATAGATAACAGTACGGTTTTAATCAGTGAAATTTTAGACGCCGATGAAGGATATAAATTAAAAATTGTCAATTCTGTAAACTTCACAGATTTAAATATTAAGAAGAAAAAGAAACCAATGCGTACTCCTGACCAGATAGCCGCATTGAAAGAATTAATTGTAAATTATAATGGGAAAGATGTTCCTGATTATGATAATATTTTCTTTTTAATTGATGGCGGTTCCGGTGGAGGTGGAAACTTAATTCCTGACTTCTTTATGGAAGATTGGAAAGATAAATCCGGAAAAACTCACAAAGGTCTTTTAGATAAAGAGTATTCTGCTGATTATATCAAACAATATCCTACTGCTGTTAATAAAATCAAAGTAGTAACACCTTCTGGTTACAAATCTCAAATGTATGAAGCATTAATCAAAATGGTTGAAAGTGACCTCATTATTTTCCCAGAACATTATGATAATCACGGTTATTTAGTATTTACAAATGAAGATACGTTAAAAGTAAATAGTGTTAAACAAGAGTTGTATGCGAATGGTTTTACAGATGAGGAAGTTGAAGAAAAACTTTCTGAGATGAACTTAGTGCAACAAGAAACTTATAAACTCTCCTTAGATGAGGAAAATGCCTTATCCCAGATAGATGCAATGAAAGAAGAAATTGTTAATATCTGTCGTGTTAAACGAGATGGAGGAAAAGATGCTTTTAAACTACCAGCACATAAAGATGCAGATACAGGCGCATCAGAAGCTACTATGCATAAACGTCATTGTGCAATTGCAGCATAAACCTCATAAACTGCAAGAAAATAAATTCAATCTAATTGACTTGGAAGCCCAGAAGTGGGTAACAGGGCTGAAGAACTTTAGTTCACAGTGAACGACTGAATGATTGAATTCCACAGAGGTATTTTGTGGAAATGCGACAGTCTGAACTCACACTATAACAAAATGAAATGTGAGAAGGAAACTCGAAGAAGTTTCCTCGCCTATTTTGTCAATAGGTCATAAAGTAACAGAAAGGATGATAGAGCCTAGATCGTGTGGGCTTATAACGGAATAATCCATAAGCCGTTATTAGAAAATTCTCTTTAATTGACTTGAAGTTCCAGAGATGGATAACAAGGGGCAAGTTTAAATACAGCCTGAACGACTAAACAAGAGAACTACATAGGAATTAAATGTAGATGCGATAGTCTGAACTGTAACTATAATCGAAATACGAAATTACAGAATTATGGTCGAGTGTAAAGACACTCTTGGAAGTACCATAATCGCTTTTGTTTATTAAAAGTAGTAACAAAATAATTGACACTCTCGCCATGACTGGTTGGTATCTCAATGAATTGAGAATGCAAAGCATCAGAACAGAAAATAAACCTAAAATTGACCCGAAGTCTGCTTTTAAAATTAGAGCACCTAAAAAAGTGAGCAGATTTTAACACGCCGTGAGCAAGAAATCCCCACCTCTATAGGTGGTGGGATGAATTGCGATTAACACGGCGTTTCTTGACTTTAGAATCTTGCTGTGTTACAATGTATTTACAAATCAGTCGTATCTAACGGAAAGGATATAAATATAATGCAATTGGATACAAATAATCATTCGGTATTCATGTTACACTATCATTTGATTATGTGTATAAAATATCGTAACAAAGTAATAGACGATATTATCTCTAATCGTTTGAAAGAGATATTTGAAAAGATTGCTCCTGCCTATAACATTACATTAGAGGAATGGAATCACGATACAGACCATGTTCATATTCTATTCAAAGGGCAGCCGAATACAGAAATCAGCAAGTTTATCAATGCATATAAATCCGCAAGTAGCAGACTCATAAAGAAAGAGTTTCCTCAGATACGTAAGTCTCTATGGAAAGAGATGTTTTGGTCACAGAGTTTTTGTCTGCTGACCACAGGTGGAGCTACCGTAGATATTATCAAGCAGTACATAATGTCACAGGGGAAGAAAAATGACAAACAAAGCAATTAAGTATCGCATATATCCTACAACTGAACAAAGTATTATGTTCTCTAAGACCTTTGGCTGTTGTCGTAAGGTCTATAATCTTATGCTTTCTGATAAGATTGAGGGCTATAAAGCAACTGGGAAATTCCCTACTGTAACACCTGCTAAATACAAGAAGGATTATCCTTATCTTAAAGAAGTAGACAGTCTTGCACTTGCTAATAAACAGATGGATTTGCAGGCAGCATTTCGTAATACATTTAGTAAATCACGCAAAAAGAAAAACGGATTTCCTAGGTTCAAATCTGCAAAGCATAGTCGTAAGTCTTACACTATAAACAATCAAAAAGGCACAGTAGCTATTCTGGACAACAGATACATCAAGCTCCCTAAAGTGGGTAAGGTGAAGGCTGTTATTCATCGTATTCCCGATGATAATTGGATTATCAAATCTGCTACTATATCACAGGAATCAGATGGTAAGTATTATATTTCTGTGCTTTTTGAGTTTGAAAAAGTAGAAAATATTTATATAGCGGATAAAACTAACGCCATTGGATTAGATTATGCTTCTGATGGCTTATATGTAGACAGTAATGGCAATGTGGGTACTAATCATAAGTATTACCGTGAAAGTCATGATAAGCTTGCCAAAGCACAGCGCAAACTGTCTCGTATGCAAGGCTCTAAAAAGCAAGAAGATAAATCTAATAACTATATTAAGCAACTCCGTAAAGTAAACAAAATTCATAGGCATATTGCTAATCAGCGTTTGGATAACCTACATAAAATATCTACTGAGATAGCCAATCAGTATGATGTTGTTTGCGTAGAAAATCTAAATATGCGTTCTATGGCAAATAAGGGTTTTGGTAACGGCAAAGCGACACTGGATAACGGATATGGAATGTTCCTATCTATGCTTGAGTATAAGCTGTCTGATAGAAATAAGTATCTCGTAAAAGTAGATAAGTGGTTTCCGTCATCACAAATATGCCATTGTTGCGGTGCATTGCATCCCGATATGAAGGATTTAGCTAACCGCAAAATGGTATGTGATTGTGGTCTTACAATAAACCGTGACCAAAACGCTGCTATCAATATCCTAAACGAAGGATTACGCCTACTTAGTGAAGTAGCATAAACAAAATATATAGTAGGGATGGAATTAGCCCAAACTTATACGCCTGTGGACATTGTGTAAGACATTGAGTTGCGTAACATTGCAGCCAACGCAGTAGTGGTTGAAGCAGGAAGCTCCGACTTCTATAAGTCGGAGCAGTTCACTTTCATACAAAAAAGGGCGTTTTTTCTTCAAGTTTGAAAATTTACATCCTCTTTTTATGGTTAAATTATTAAATATTTGCACACTCACTAACGTGGGTGTATAGGAAAGAATAAAGTTTAATTTTATTTGTATACAATATACAAGATATTTACTAGAATTTTGAAAGGAGGGGGATTTAGCTGGTTTCTCCGCAGAAAAGAATATTTGATGCAGAAGAAAAAATGCGTCAACTGAAATTTGAAAAATTAAAAGAATTATTGCTTGGAAGTGCAAAAGGTACAAAGTCTAAAACTTTTACCCAGTATACTAAAGAGCAAATAAAAAAATATTTACAGAACCCTTATGCTAATATTCAGAATATTAGAAATGTCTCTATGTTCTTAGAGAGAAATTCAATGATATATAAAAAAATCATTGATTATTATTCTAAAATGCCTCTCTTTGATTATAACATCACTTATAAAATTGATAAGATTGGGAGTATCAAATCTTCTGTAATGAATGAATATATTCAAGTATTAAAAAATTTACAGGAAATACCTATGAAAAAAGAGTTTTCAAAAATTATAGCAACTGCTTTAAGAGATGGAGCATTTTATGGATTTATATATGATGGAGAAGGTGATGGATTTTTAATTCAGCCACTAGACCCTGCTTATTGTAAAATTACTGCTCAATCCTCTTCAGGTGAATATATTTATGCGTTTGATGCTACTTTCTTTGACAAGGGAAATAATAAAGAATATTTATATGGTACAGGTGAAGACACTGAAGGTGTCTGGGATGATATTTTCATAGATGGGTATGAAACTTATAAAAATCAAGGTATAGATTATCGGTGGTTTGAAATACCGATTGAACGTTCTATTTGTATTATAAGTGGAAATGACCCAGACATGCCACTGCCATACTTTTTGCCAATTTTTATAAGTTTATTAGATTTATTAGACTTAGAACAAATATTGGCTTCAAAAGCCGAATTAGAAAACTATGTATTGCTGGTAAGTAAAATCCCATTATTACAAGGGGCTAATACACCAGATGAATTTGCAGTATCTCTTGAGATTGTTCAAGCAATGCAGAATTTAATTGACGAAGTTGTACCTAGCTTAGTAGGCACTGCTTATTCCCCATGTGAACTTGACGTAGTTCATTTCGACCAAAGTAACAAAGCAGAGGATACTAACAAGCTTGCCGAGTCTATGCATAATTTATTTTCAAATCTGGGAATGTCTGAATTAGTTGTTTCTGGTGGCTCTTCAACAAACTCTGTTGGTCTAAAACATTCAATTCAAAATGACGAATCTATTGCTTTTTCTTTTATGGAAGCTCTGGAAAGCTGGATGAATTCTTACATAGAATTAAATTATTCTGATAAATTCATATTCTATTTCCACAGGACAACTTATTTTAGTCAAGAAATTTTTGTAAATCAAATTAAGGATGCAGCTACATTGGGCTTACCCGTAGGGATAGATTATGCCACTGGACTTGGGTATACACCTTACGAAGTTATGTGCAATACATTTTTAGAACAGGCAATCGGTATTAAAGATGGACTTTGGAAACCATTGTCCACTTCTTACACTGAGTCTGGAAATGACAAATCTTCAGGTGCTCCTCAAAAAGATGAGGGAGATTTATCTCCTGAAGGAATTAAAACAAAGGAGGGAGATAAAAATGCAGGAACAAAAGCCTCTAAGTAATTTTATTAAAACAACAGACAAAAATACTGCTGAAAAATTACGACATTTAGGATTTTATGAAATAACTGATAGTTCTCCCGGTTATTTTGTTTTTGTAAATTGCATTTGCAATTTTGCAAAAGCTGATATTGATATGAAGAAAATACAGTTTACTAATGTACTGTGTTTTTAGAAGGGAGAATAAATGAGAATTATTACTTTAGACCAGTTGCAATCATACTGTGAAAAATATAATCTTTCTCACTACTCTTCTACTGCCAACGATAATGCAATGGTATTTGTTCAAGTTCCCGGAGAATTTAGAAAAGATACTTCTATAAAATTTTCTGATGAAGAAACTGATGGATTATTACCAGTCACACTGCAAAGTTGTCATATCTATGAAAACCGTAATGGTTCTTACATTTCTAAGGCAAGCATGAAAAAAGCTATGCCATCTTTTTCAAATCGACCTATTCTTGGTCATATTATTCAAAAAGATGATGGAACGTATGATTTTGATTCTCACAACATGGAAATTGTCGATGACCCTTGGAATGAAGGAGAACAG